GGGGTGACTCTCCAGGCATGCCAGGAAGATACGTCAGACGGCTGCCGTTTCCCAGCATTTCGGAGGTGCGCTGATGGCTGACCCCAACGACCCGACTGCGAGCATGTCGTTTGCCGACGCGGTTGCCCTGCTGAATAAGGGCAGTGCCGGCAACTCGGTCTCGGCGCCCGCCAGTCAGCGCTACATCTTGATGCCGACGAGCGCGGCTAAGCCTGGCCAGCCCGCCCAGCAGGCGCTGACCACCGACTCGGAAGGCAAGCCGCTGCCCGCGGCGCCGCCAGGCTTCCAGTGGGTCGAAAACGTCAACTACGGCAAGGCGCCGTCGACAGCCGCGCCCAAGGGCTTGCAGACCGTCGGCAACTCGGACGTTGGCTACTACCTGTACGACCCGTCGGCGGCGCCCGACCAGCAGCTCAAACTCGCGGTACCGGCCAAGACGCCCAACGCCGACGAGGAGATGACCAAGGCCATCGATCGCTACACGCGCGAGGGCGAGCTGGCCGAAAAGCAGCGCAACTATGGCCTGACGGGCTCCTGGGCGACCGACCAGGAGATGTTCGACCGCAACATGAAGTTGCAGCAGGCGGGTGTCGACGCGGGCAGACTCAAGCTCGACTGGGCCAAGCAAGACGAGGACCAGCGCCAGTTCGACATCAAGCAGGCCGCCGAGGACAAAAAGACCAACGACGTGCTGCTGACGGGTGCCGCCAATCGTGGCCAGATCGGCGCCAATACCGCCCAGATCCAGCAGACCACGGCTCGCACTGCGGCGATGTTGCCAGGCGAGCTGAGCCAGCAGCAGGCGACCCTGGCCGGCACGCTGGCCAACACCAGCCTGACCGACGCCCAGAAGCAGGAGGTGCTGCAGAAGATCCAGCTCGCCGGCGTCCCGACGGTCCAGAACGCGCCCTCGGCGACCCAGCTCTACACCTACCAGTACGACCCGAAGACGGGCCAGATGTCGCAATCGGGGATGAACCCCGAGTACCAGGCCAAGACACTGGCCGACGTCCAGGCGCGCGTGGGGCAGATCCAGGGCCTGATGGCGGCCAAGGGCGCCGATGTCCAGAAGCGCGTCGATGCCAAGCAGATCACGCCCGAGCAAGGCATGGCCGAATATCAGCAGTGGGTCGCCCAGAATGTCACGCCCCAGCGCGGCGCGCTCGAGGCGGCCCAGAACGAGGTGCTGTACCAGCGTGCCAAGGACCAGGCCGAGGCGCAGCGGAATGCCTACTCGACCGCCCTCACGGCTGGCAGCAACGCCGTCTCGGCGTTCAATGCAGCCAACGCCAATCGTGTCGGCCCGAATTTCGAGGCGGCCAATGCGGCGGCTTCGCGCGGCGACTTTGCGGCGCTGGCCAACATCCAGGGAGCCACGAGCTACCAGGCCCCGGACATCACCCAGACCTCGCAGCAGGCGGTTATGGACGCCCTGAAGTACATCTCGCCGACGGCCGCCATGGCCACGGGCACGCCCATGCCCAACTACGCAGGCATGGACATCGGCGCGGCGCTGGGGCCCTCGCAGTACATGCCTGGTGGCGGCACCGCAGCTGCGGCGCCTGTGCCTGTTGGCGCAGGTGTCGGGGCAGGCGCCCAGGACGCTGCCGCGGCAGCCGCCTCGAGCGCCGGTGCAGGCGCGGGCGGCATGCTCTCGGGCGGCCCGTCGCCTGACGACTGGTTGGCCCAGTGGCAAGCCCGCCAGGCAGCCGACGCGCGCCTGCAGCAGTACCAGCGCAGCATCACCACACCCATGACCGGCTGGATGCAGTCGGCGCCCGGCTTCGGCACGTATTCCTACGGAGGCTGATCAGATCTATCATGGCCGACGAACAACCGCAAAGCCCTTCGACGGACGTTCAACCGTCCGATGCAGCCGAGGCCACATCTGGTTCCGACCAGCCCGCGGTCCAGCAGCCTTCGAGCCCTTCCTGGTGGGACCGACTTCTCAATCGGGCGCCAGCGAAGCAGGAGGCCGCTCCCAAGGACGGGGACCAGCCTCCCGCCGGCGGCGCGTCGGGAATGCGGACGGTAAGCGAGGAGGAGCTGCATCGCCTGGTCCAGTCCGAGGCCGATCGCCGAGATGCGAAGCGGTCCGCGGATGAGCGGCGCGAGGCCCGACGCAGGCTGCGGGACACCGATCCCTTTGCTTACGCCCAGGAAGAGCGCAAGGACGAGGAGGCGCAAACCGCGACTGGCGAGCTGGATAAGTTCATCGTCAGCGTCGGCAGCGAGCACGACCGGGTCAGCATTGACCCGCTCATGGACAGCCTGCCGACCGAAGAGCGAGAACGCATCCTGAAGCTCGAGGGCGCGGGGATGGGCCTGCCAGGCCGCAAGCTGGTTGTGAGTGAGGGTTTGAAGGCCCTCGAGAAACACTGGAGAGCTGAGGGCGCCAAAGACGCCGAGGCCCGACTCCGTCGCAACCCGGCCTTTCGCAAGCAGGTGCTGGCCGAGAACCGCGGCGGGACGGTCGAGCCGGAGCTTCTGCCCGCTGCAGGCGCATCGGCCGCCGAGCCGTCGGTGTCAGCCCTCCTCAGGTCGCGCTACGGAATTGGAGCCAGGTAACCGCTGACCGAGTCGCGGAGTTGGCTCCGTTCGAACGAGGGCCACTTCCATTCCATACAACAGCATCGCCACCAGGGCCACGCCAGGGACGGGCCCGCTCATTCCCGAAGACGTTCAGAAAGAGATTGTCCAGTCGATTGTTGTGGAGAGCGCCGCGCTGCAGCTCATGCCGCACGTGACCATGAAGCGTGCCCAGCAGCGCATCCCGGTCATGTCGCAGTTGCCCACGGCGTACTGGCTGACTGGCGCCTCGCTGGACGCCCGCGACATCGGCATGAAGCAGACCACCAGCTTGGCCTGGGACAACGTCTACCTGAACGCTGAAGAGATGGCCGTGATCGTGCCGATCAGCAAGAACCTGCTCGACGACATCGACTACGACTTCTGGGAGCAGGTCCGCCCCAAGGTCACCGAGGCCTTCGGCGTGGCTCTCGACGACGCCATCTTCTTCGGCACCAACGCGCCGACAACCTTTCCGCCATCGATCGTCTCGGGCGCCAACTCGGCGGGCAACCTGGTCGTCGCCGGTACCAGCACCGTCGACTTCCTGGACGACGTCAACAACGCCATGGGCACCGTCGAGGCGGACGGCTTCGACGTCACCGGTTTCTGGGCACGCCGCCAGGTCAAGGCCAAGCTGCGCGGCTTGCGCGACACGACCAAGGGCTTGCTGTTTCTGCCTGACACCCCGCCCAGCGCGTCGGTCAACACGGGTTCGCTGTACGGCGAAAAGATCGTGTTTTCCAACGCGGGCTTCTCGAGCTTCGCCACGGGTGCCACGGGCTACAGCATGATCGGTGGCCAGTGGGATCAATCCATGCTCGCCATCCGCGAGGACATCAGCATGGAGATGTTCGATACGGGCGTGATCACCGACGCCGGCTCGCCACCGGTCATTCAGTACAACCTGCTCCAACAGGACATGGTTGCCCTGCGGGTGGTGGCGCGCTTTGCCTGGGCCATCCCCAACCCGGTCAACCGCCAACAGCCGACCAAGGCCAGCCGCTACCCGTTCTTCGCCGTGCAACAGAAGGCTGCCACGGGCGGCGAGGGCTGAGCATATGCCAGGCGGCAAGCCGTATCACAAGCCTGTCTCGCAGGCTCAAGCCAGGTTCTTCGGAGCTGCTGCCGGGGGTCAAATCCCCGGCTTCAACCCCAAAGAGGCCCAGCAAAAGCTCAAGGGCGTGGACGAGTCCAAGCTCCCCAAGACCAGCAAATCGAAGGGAGGCAAGAAGTAAGCCGTGCCCAAAGTACGTGCCCTGGTCCCGCTCGAGGACGAGGAAGGCGCCATCGCTGTCGGCGAAGTCGTCGACGTGAGCGACGAGAAAGCCGCCGAGTGGCGAGCTGGCGGCAAGGTCAGCCTGGTCGCCGACGAGGAGGCCGCCGCGGAGGCGGCCAAGAGCGGTCATTTCAACGACCGTGCGGGTCGCGAGGAGGCCACTGGCTCCTCGAGCGTCAAAGACAACGGCGGGCCTCAGGAGGATGATGACGAGGCCAAGCCAAAGAAGGGAAAGAAGTAGATGGCCAAACTGCGCTTCCTGGCGGCCTCGGCCGACCCGCGCCCCGGCCAGGAGGGCATCGTCTACGGTCCTGGCCACGAGACGGACTTCCAGACTGGGGATTACGACTACGTGAAGTCGCTGCTGCTCGAGGGCAAGGCCGAGATCACCGACGACACGCCGCCTGCCCAGATCTTCACGGCGCCACCGGCGTGAGCAGCGTCATCTTCGTGGCACCCTGCCAGGACTCGGTGACCGCGACGACGATGTACGGCGCTGGCCACCAGGCCAACCTGAGCGACGAGGCGTTCGTCCAGAGCCTGCTCGCGACTGGCAAGGCCAGTCTCCTGGGGGCGGCCATCCGAGGCATCTTCGTGGCCCCCATCGCCACCACCACGGCGACAGTCAACTGGATCGTCGACCAGGCCTGCACCGGCATGGTCGTCAACTACGGCACGACCACGGCGTACGGCTCCAATCAAGCTGCCACGCCCGCCTCGGGCAGCGGCGCGATCGTGGCCAGCTTGACCGGTCTGACGACCGGCACGCTGTACCACTACCGCATCTCGGTGACGGTTGGCACGTACACCACGCTCACGCCAGACGCCACGTTCAGGACGGCATGAGCACCACCCTCGCTGACATCGAGCGCACGACGGCACGCCGCGTCGGCCCGTACTACTACGCCATCCTGGATCGGCAGTTGCCCAGCACCGCGACGTTCGACACGGTGCTCGTGCCGATGCTGCGCACGACCATCGACCAGGACATCGTCCAGAACCTGTTTTTGCTGCGGCGCGGCCTCGACTACCAGGGCAACACCGTCACGCTGGATCCCTTTGACCGACAGCGCCAGGTGGCGACCGTCGACCCGCTGCGCGGCGCGGTGACCGTCGATCGGCCCTGGTCGGTGGCGCCCCAGGCCGGTGAGGTGGTGGAGTTTCATCACCTCGATCCACAGAACGAACTCCGCGAGGTGGTTCGCGCGGGACTGCGCCGCTGCCAGTTCGAGGACCGCTACAACCTCGGCCAGGGTTATTTCTACGAGGCCGACCTGACTTCAGCGCTGCCCTGGCTGGACGACCTGAACATGGTCACCAACATGCAGATCGGGCCGTATCCAGGCAACGGCTATGGGGGTGGTCCGTGCGACATCCCGTACACCGTCTTCGGCGAATGCGGCCACGTCTGGGTGCGCGTCGAGGGCAGCTACGGCAGCCCGTACTACGGCGGCTTGCTGGTGACGGTGCGGCGTCCGCACTTTAGCTGGGTCAACGGTGCCGACACCATCGGCGGACCGACGCAGGACACCGACACACTCAACGTGGACGTCGATTACGCGGCCGCAGCGGCGCACATCGAGGCCTGGCACATGCTGCCGGCCAAGCTCCAGGCTGCCGCGGCTGGCAACACCCAGGCCACGCGTGACCAGGCCGCGCAGGAATTCACGCGGCAGTCGTTTGTGCATCGTCTGCCCAGCCACCGAAAGGTCGGCTTCAGCTCGTTCTTTGGCCTTGGCGGGGGTCGATCAGTGGTGATCAACGCCTGATGCACCCCTCGGACGGACGCCCGCCGCTTGTCCTGGATCCTGGGCATTCCGAGCCTCGGCCGCCGCTGGATCTTGAGCATTCGGGAAGTCGTCCGCCTGTTGATCCCGGACATCCATCCGACACTCGGCCGCCGCTGGTCCTGGAAGCCGAGAGTTGCGATAGCCATAACTCGCTGATCGGACCCCCTGGACCACCCGGTCCGCCAGGGCCGGACGGACCGCCGGGACCCACGGGTCCACCAGGACCGCAGGGACCACCTGGCTCAGGCGGCGGGGCGACCGAGGTGTACATCGATCCCGAGGCGCCGTCACCCCGCGCTGACTACGTCCTCTGGGTCGACACCGACGCCTCCAGTCCGCCGCCCAGTGGTGGGGGTGGCGGCGACCTGAACTACGTGTATACGCAGGGTTCGCCGTCGGCGACGTGGACGGTGGCGCACACGCTGGGCAAGTACCCGTCCGTCGACGTGGTGGACACGGGCGACTCCACGATCGTGCCAGACGTTCACTACGACAGCTTGTCGCAGGTCACCCTGTCGTTCGGCTCAGCGACCTCCGGAAAGGCGTACTTGAACTGATGCCAACGCTTGGCAACGCGCTCGATTTCTCGAAGTACGAAGCCCGCAACCTGCGCCAGCATCAGCTCGGTACGGCGCCCTCTAGCCCCGTCACCGGGCAGGAGTACTACAACACCGCCGACAACACGCTGTACTTCTGGGACGGCAGCCAGTGGGTGTCCGAGCGCGGCGGCGCCTCGTCCACGCCGCCCGCGACCACCACCAGCCTGGGCACCGTCCAGCTAGCTGGCGACCTGACCGGCACGGCCACCAGCCCGCAGATCGCCACGGGCGTGATCGTCGACGCGGACGTGGCCGCAGCCAACAAAGACGGGGCTGTCGGGACGCCCAGCCTGCGGACCATCGGCACGGGCGCCCAGCAAGCCATGGCCGGCAACACCCGCCTGGACACTATCGCGGCACCCACCGGTCCCGTCAGCCTGAACAACCAGCGCATCACCAGCCTGGCCGACCCGACTGGTGCCCAAGACGCGGCCACCAAGAACTACGTCGACCTGACCGCCCAGGGCCTGGACGCTAAGGCTTCGGTGCGGGCCATCGCGACGGCCAACATCACCCTGTCGGGCACCCAGACCATCGACGGCGTCGCCCTGGTGGCCAATGACCGCTGCCTGGTCGCCGGCCAGACCACCCAGTCGGCCAACGGCATCTATTCGGTGCAGTCGGGGGCCTGGACGCGTACCACCGACGCCGACGCCTGGACCGAA